AAGAATACGCTAAGAAATTGTACAAAATAGCAACTAAGGTAACAACAGCAATCGAAACAAACAAAGGCGCAATAACACTATTTGCAGCGTTCAACGCGGGCATAATGTCCAAGGATGAACTCGTTGCCAGCTTGAAGAGACTGGCAACAAAGCGCCAAGAAGAATTAAATGCAGAACCAGCCGCCGAGCCGGTTGACACCGGCGATGCAGTTGATGACAGAGCGTACGGAAAACCAACCACCGAAGTTGAAGCGATACATTTCCTAGCAGATAAACACAGATTAGACCTAAGAGTAGCTAAAGACATTTATGTCAACGGCAAGAATGCAGAGATGGCAGCTGGCCTTAGTAACGAAGCACTAGCAGCAAAAGCTGTATACAAAAACTTAATGAATGATATAGGCCACTACCAATGAAATCAGCAGAATTTATAACAGAAGAAGAAAACTTTCCAAGCGTAAAAACATATTCACCCATTGAGATCGCCAAAAAGCATGGCGTGCCACTTTCACAAATTACACACGAACTAAAGATGGGTACAAAAGTTGAATACGAACATACAAAAGATACAAGTGAAGCAAGAGAAATTGCATTGGACCATTTATTAGAACTGCCCGATTACTATACACGATTGGCTAAGATGGAAAACGAATGAAAGCAAACGAATTTATGATAGAAGCACGTCGAGACAGTGTTATATTAGTTGATTTCCAGCCGGCATATGATGGTACCGAGGACTATTCGGACGCATTAGAAGCTGCCGTGCGTTATATTAATCAAAAGCAGCCAAGTGTCACTTGTTTCTATGATGGCGAGGAATGGATGCGTGATGATCCTATTTATATCCCTGAGATCAGCATTGCTGATTTAAAAGCATTAAGCGGCTCATTATTGGGCGGTGGTGGTCAGCATGAATGTCTTAAAGAAATACAACTATTGATGAACGCATTTAACATTAAATATAAGCTAGTACCGCAGTGGATATACGGCGGATAATATGAAAGAGAATGCAATGAAAATATTAGCCCTTATCCTTTGTTTACTGTCCTGGAATGTCTATGGTATAATGTTAGAAATGAACGGCGACCCCCGAACAGATCCGTACACAGTCTCTGGCACCACACGCCAGTGCGACGACAAAGGATGGTTTGTTTATAACCACACCATATATATGTGCGTGAAGATACGTAGTAATGTTAGTAAGGAAGAAATCAAAGCATACACAAAAGCAGATAATAAAATACAAGCCGCAAAGCGTAAAGAACAGCGAAAGTGGTACGAAGAATACCTCAGAACCCCAGAAGGTGTCGAGTGGAAAAAGAATTTCGATGATGAATGGGACCGTAAGCATAAAAAGCAAGGAGCAAGAGACGATAATGAAGTCAATTGAATTTATGACAGAAACATCTAATAAACCTTCGCGAGAAGAATGGGCGTTGATGAGTGACGAGGAACGTGAAGAAGTTCGTCGCCAAGAAGACGAAGAGTATGCCGACCCAAGCAAACTACCGGATGCAAGAGGCACGTCAGTTAAGAACCCAAAGAATGCCAAAGGCCATAAATAGTTAATATGAGAGCAAACGAATTTATAAACGAAACAACAACAGCAGGCGGCATTGCCACCGTAGTGGGTGGCGTAGGGTCTGCAATTACTCGCAATGCTTCGATATACGGCAATGAAAAGAAACCCAAGAAGAAAAAGAAATACGCGAATGGTGTAAATGAAGGTTACGGGGACCCGCAACCACCTGTTAAAATCAACACACCAAAAATAGAGTATACAATTGAATACGATAGCAGATTTGGTATACGTAGTTGGTTTTTGACTGCCTTCTACAAGTCCGGAACACAGGATTTTTACATATATACTAAAGACAATGAGTTTACTCGCGATATACCGATTGAACAAGTTAGCTTTTCTGACTACAAGCCATTTAATACAGTAGACGATGCAAAAAGAGCGTTATATGCATCGTCGTTTTATAACAGCAAGGATTAATTATGATTGACAATGATATGACAAACATCTTAAAGAACTTTGCCAGCATAGGCACAGGTAACGTTACGGATGCAAAGACTGGCAAAACTAAAGTAAGCACGGCCGCATCAGAAAAGAACGCAATGAAATCATTGTTAGAAGGCTTGGATGCACAACAGAAAAGTGTAAACCAAATGCCAGCACAGCATAAAATGGGTAGTGGCTACGGTAAGAAACATCCAGCAAATAAATACTTAGTAGGTGGTGCAAAAGACGAAGATGGTTTTGACTTAGACGATGATGATGAAGATTTTAATGCTTTTAGGAAAAACTTTAGTAAGCAAATTGGCCACCAAGATGAAGAAGATAATGGATCGGAAATTACAAACACACCTACCATCCAGCCAGGCACACAAGTACACGTTGGGCATCATCTTCCGGGCGGATCGGGTATCGAAGGCGAAGTTGTTCGCATTGAAGATGACATGGTCATAATTAAAAACCCAGAAGGTAAGATGTACAAAGGGAAGATTAAGAATACTACAGTAAGCGAAAACCTTGCTGAAGAAGCTGTTGAAGAAGATACGATTGCAAAGCGTGAAGCACCAAGAACACAAATGAACAAGAAACAATCATTTGCAGATATTTTCCGTTCTATGGACGAAACAGAAGAAGATATGGCAGATAGATTTAAGAAAGAATTACACGATGAGAAAACTAAGAAAGCACTAAGCAAAGGCGACAACGGTAAGTTTAATCTTGCCGAGGAACCTATTAGCGAAGCTGGCTTCCGAACTACAGCAAACTTTGAAAGCATGGTTTCAGACATGCAGAAATTGATGTCGAGAGGTAAAACCATAAACGTGAAAGCTCGCAACACCAAAGGTGTACCTAGATTCGAAGGTCAAATTGTAGACTTTGAAATAACAGATGCAGACAATACTGAATCCGATTTGGGTTGGGGCGACGAACTAATAGAAGATTTAAAGTTGGTAGTTGATGAAGCATCGCAGCTAGACGGCATTATTGATACTCAGACCATATTAGAGTTAATTGAGAAATACGAGAGATAAAATGAAATTATTTGAAATGTTTGACAAACCAAAAAAAGCAACTAATAGTGCTCCGGACGAAGTTAATGACAGCAACCCAGCCAACTGGGAACCAGGTGACGAATATTACCGAGATAGTAATAATAGCCAGTTTGTAAAGGACGCAATGGCCGCACAAGCAAAGCGTACAGCTAAAAAAGAATCAATAGGCGAAGCAGATGAAGAAGCCACAGGCGTAACAGCACAAGAAATTGCCGATGCTTGGATGGCAGAGTTTCCAAATAGTTCTGTACAGGTCAGTAAAGCATTTGGCGGCGGTAGTACATTTAAGTTCCGCCTCGCAAAAGATAGAACCGAAGTTTCCAGTCAGATAATGGACAACGATCCGTTAAACTATTCAGCCTTACTTGATGAGAACGGCGACTGGAAAGAATGGAGATCGTCGATGTTCATTAAGCCTGAAGAAGGTTCATACAACGTATATGGCTCGGCCAAGTTCCGTAAGAAAGCCGCAAAGAACGTAACTCTGCCACAAATTAAAAAACGTTTCAAACAAGTTAAAGAATTTATCGTAGCAAACAAAGACAATCTTATACGTTTACAGTTTGACATCGACGAGAAGTTAGGTGGCGTTAGCGAAGCAAAAGCACCGGGGAATAACCCAGTAGCAAAGCACCAGAACACATTTAACAAAGCATCTGTCCAGCGCGATAGAAAGAAAGATGAGAAGCGTGGTAAGATTAAGCACAAGAAAGACGCGGTTGCAGAAGATGATAACAGTGCCAGTCTTAAAGATTTAGACTCATCACTAGCAATGGAAATTATGATAGGTGAAATGGACCTTGAAGACTTGTGGGCAATTAACGAAACCGATATTGGCAAAACAATTAAAAAAGGAATGAATGAATCAGAGCATAGTGAAGCAGTTACCCAAGTTCTTCTACGTTTGCAAGCCGCAGGCGGTAAAGTATATGATAAGGCTACTTTAGTCAAAGGCGACGAAACTGCAATGCTAGCACAAAACGGAAACGTACGATTTGCAATCTTTCCAGACGGTAAGGTTAAACGTGCTAAGAAGTTTATTGAATTCCAACGAGATGGTTGGGAACTAGAAATGCAATTAGGTGAAGCAAAGCGTGAAGTAAAACAAAATTGGTTTGAAACACTCAATGCAGCACTAGAATCCGAAGGCCTTGTTAGCACTTGGGATAGTATGACAATGGGCGGCATCAATTACGGTGAAAACAAATCATGGAATGCATACGACGATCAAGGCCAATGCAGACATATTTCAATTTACCGCGAAACCAACGGTAAATACGAACGTCCAGTACATTATCCATCTAAGATGTGTAGCGACAGGTAAGAGAAACTATTATGAAACTATATGAATTATATGAAAAACAACCACTACGCGAAGATAAGACAATACTTCGAGCGTCTGTTAAGTTATGCGAGTCTGTTGTACGTGTATTAGAAGCATACGAAAAGAGCAATCGGGGGATGAGTAACGAAGGTCTTCTAGACACAATTTACCGCAATGCCAGAATAAAAACCACAAAAGGTAAGCCGAATTTACAAAGTGCTCCTAGGTGGGCAACACACTTAGGACAAACACCAAACGGTTCATATCATTGGTTATCAAACGAAACACCAGTTGATATACCCGACAGTGACAGATACTTCCCACTAGCACAAAAGACAGAGTTCACTGGCTTTATGGGTGATGCAGACATGAAAGGTTCGGTTGTGCCGATTGGCGTTCACGAAGCAGAAGGTGACCTCGAGTTTGAACCAGACCCGGCATTTGCAGGTGTTAAAGGTATCAATCGCGACACTGGTGCAGGTAACCAGGCCGCCGCATCAGCTGAGAAGAAACAGCAAGAAGCTAAGTTGAATCAGACTTGGGTAAAACTAATTAGAACTTTGCAAAAATTGGATGGTCCGCAAGCTGATACGCTAAAAGTAAATTTGAAGAAAGTTGCAAGTGTAGCAAAGAAAAATAACTTTACGTTAAGCCCACCTCCAGAGAAAGTATTAGGTCTTGGCGAAAGTGAGGAGTGGGAATACGAGGAGTGGGATGAGCTTCCTCATCCAAGTGACTCAGCTGATCGAGATCGTGCTATGGACGCAAGCGATGTTAGTTTAACATGGAACGGACCATATGGTCCGGATAATAACGCTCCTAGTATGCACAGGATAACACAGCATACTAATCGTCGCCGCAGAAGAACTTTTGGAGGTTCTATCCTGCCAGATCGAAAGAAGAAATAAATTAACTTCTCCAAACTAAATTAAATAGGTCCAATTGGGGCCTATTTTTTTGCCTAATGCCTTGACCTTTGTTAAGTAATACACTATAATAGATAACACAAAGGAGAATTATAAAAATGTCAGATACAAAAGTTTTTAATGAACAAGAAAAAGCAAAACTGAAACACCTCATGACAGAGGGCATGTCAGTAATGTCAGAAGTAGAAGCACTTAGCGGTGGTCTCGCTGATACAGTAAAAGCAATTGCAGAAGAAATGGATATTAAACCAGCCGTTCTCAAAAAAGCAATTCGTGTCGCATACAAGTCTACGTTCACACAAGCAACAACCGACTATGAACTACTGGAAAATATTCTTGAGTCAGTTGGCAGAACTGAATAAATAAGAATAAGACCAGCTGCCCTTCGGGGGCAGTGTAGACACGGTACACCCGGCCATAAGTGGGAAGGTAAACATAAATGAGAATAACCATCCTAGGCGGTCGCCTATGAGTTTCGTAGATGCACTCTACAATAAAGAAAAAGATACAATACAAATCGTCGAACGTGTACACGGTAAACGTGTATATGTAGATTATCCAGCAGAATACACTTTTTACTTTGACGACCCACGCGGTAAACATAGAACTGTTTACGACAAACGGGTCAGTAAGTTTACATCAAATTCAAATAAAGAATTCCAAAAAGAAAAACGTATGCACCACGGCGCGATGCTCTACGAGAGTGACTTCCAGCCTATTGCACGTTGCCTTGAAAAGAACTACAAAGGTGCAGAGATTCCAACACTGCAAACGGCGTTCTTTGATATTGAAGTTGACTTCGATAAGGTAAAGGGCTTCAGTCCAACAGCAGATCCCTTTAATAAAGTCACGGCGATATCAACATACTTAAACTGGAGCGAGCAGCGTATAACGCAGGTTATTGCACCAATGCACATGTCGCCGCAAGAGGCACAGGAAATCTGCGCAAGGTTTGAAAATGTAATTCTGTATACAGATGAAAAGGAGATGCTTAAAGACTTCCTTGACATCATTGAAGACGCAGATGTGCTAAGTGGCTGGAACAGTGAGGGATACGACATACCGTACATGGTCAATCGTATTACTCGTGTATTGTCTAAAAATGATACAAGACGTTTTTGCCTGTGGGACAAAGCACCTAAAAAACGTACCTTTGAAAGGTTTGGCGCAGAACATATTACCTATGACTTAATTGGCAGGATCCATTTAGACTATATGCAGTTATATCAGAAGTTTACGTACCATGAAATGCATTCGTATAGTTTGGATGCAATTGGTGAATACGAAGTTAACGAAACAAAGGTTGCGTACGAAGGTTCACTTGATAAGTTATACAATCGAGACTTTGAAAAGTTCATTGCGTACAACATACAGGATACGATGCTTCTTAATAAGATTGACCTTAAGCTGAAGTTCATTGACTTGGCTAATTCAATTGCACACGAAAACACCGTTCTTATTCCTAAGACAATGGGTGCGGTTGCAGTAACAGAGCAAGCTATCATTAACGAAGCACACGAACAAGGCTTTGTCGTTCCGGACAAAGTACGTTACGGTGAAGATGAAAACACACAAGCAGCAGGTGCTTACGTAGCTTATCCAAAGAAAGGCTTGTGGAAGTGGGTGGGTTCTGTGGACATCAACAGTCTATATCCATCTGCAATTCAAGCATTGAACATGGCGCCCGAAACTATCGTTGGCCAGTTACGTCCAATCGAAACAGACAAGTACATTGCTGAGAAGATGGAAGACAAGATAATCCAATCAACTAACGGTAAGACGAAGACAAAGAAAGGTACTTCGTTCGCCGCTGCATGGGAAGGATTGTTTGGTAGCTTAGAGTACACAGCAGTTATGGACCGTCGAGAAGACGTTATGGTTACTATCGACTGGGAATCACGGACATCTGACGAATTATCTACATTTGCTAAGATGGCAGGAGACTCAACATTGTCTGCTAAAGATGCAAACGACCTAATCTTTCACAGTGGTCAGCCATGGGTAATATCTGCAAATGGCACTATCTTTAGTTTACAAACCGCCGGCATTATTCCAAACTTACTTAAACGTTGGTACGCCGAGAGGAAGGAGATGCAAGCTAAACTTGAACAGGCGGTCGCCGCAGGACTCCCGGCAGATATTGAATACTGGGACAAGAGACAGCTTGTGAAAAAGATTAATCTTAACTCACTGTACGGCGCTATCTTAAACGAGCACTGTCGTTTCTTTGACAAACGTATCGGACAGTCAACAACACTTACAGGTCGAGCAATCGCGCAACACATGGATGCACACGTTAACCAATGTCTTACCGGCGAATACAATCACGTCGGCGAGTGCATCATATACGGAGATACTGACTCAGCCTACTTTAGTGCATGGCCTGTAATCAAAGATGCGGTAGAATCTGGCGTACAGGAATGGTCGTCAGAAACGGCAATCGCATTGTACGATGGACTGGCTGACGAGTGTAACACGAGTTTTCCGGGCTTTATGGCTAAGGCATTTCACTGCCCGAAGCACTTTGGTGAACTTATTAAGTGCGGACGTGAAGTTGTCGCCACCAATGGGTTATTCATTACTAAGAAACGTTACGCATTGTTAACTATCATAGATGACAAGAACAAACGATTAGATGTTGATGGTAAGACCGGTAAGATTAAGGCTATGGGACTGGACCTTAAACGTTCGGATACGCCAGCAGTAGTCCAAGAATTCTTAAAGGACATTCTTGACTCTACACTTAACGAACACGGCAAGGATGTTGTAATCGAGAAGATACTTGCATTTAAGAAAGACTTCGGCGCGCTGCCGGCGTGGGAGAAAGGTGCGCCTAAGCGCATCAATAAACTTACCATGTATTCGGCACAGGAACGGGCTGCGGCCGCCAAGGGTGAGAAAGCAAGGTTACCGGGTCATGTACGCGCAGGTTTTAATTATAACAATCTGCGAGACATGCACAACGATAACTTTACAATGGCATTGCACGATGGCGATAAGGCTATTATTTGTAAGCTAAAAGACAATGCCCTTAACATCACAAGCGTGGCGCGACCAACAGACGAGAAGCAGATACCACAGTGGTTTAAAGACTTACCGTTTGACGATGCACTAATGGAAGCAACACAGATTGACCAAAAGGTTGATAACTTGCTCGGCGTTTTGGATTGGGATCTTAAAGCACACACCGACACATCGAGCACATTTAGTAATCTGTTCGAGTTTTAAATAACCAAAAGACTTGCTTATTTTTAGTAAGTCGCGTATAATATATCACATAGAGGAATAAAAATGATAGATAATTTAAAAGATTTAATAGCACATACACACGACCTAGGCTGTATCAATTTAGTTAAGGTATCCGGCACAGACGCTGCAACCGCAGTAGAAGGATTAGCAGAAGACCGCAGTGTCGTTATACAAGCAACATTCCACAACCCAGTTGCAGAGTTTAACGGTACATTCGGCATGCCAAATATGTCAACACTGAAAACCATCCTGGGTATCGAAGAATACTTAACAGACGCAACAATTACAGTTAAGCAGGATGCAACAAAAGGTCCTGTAAGTATGAACTTCGTTAACAAAGCAGGCGACTTCACAAACGACTATCGCTTTATGGCTAAGGAGATTGTTGAAGACCAACTTAAAACAGTTAAGTTTAAAGGCGTAAACTGGAATGTAGAGCTTGAGCCAAGTGCAGCGAGCATTCAGCGTTTGAAGTTCCAAGCAATGGCTAACCCAACAGAAACTACTTTTATTGCCAAGACAGAAAACGGCGATTTAGTGTTTTACTTTGGCGACCACAGCACTCACGCAGGTAACTTTATCTTTGCACATGGCGTAGAAGGTGAATTGAAACGTGCATGGCATTGGCCAGTATCTCACGTTATTAACATTCTTAGTCTGCCGGGCGATAAGGTACTACGCATAAGTGATGATGGCGCAGCGCAGATCATTGTCGACAGCGGCTTAGCAGAGTACACTTACATTCTACCAGCCCAGAGCAAGTAACTATGTTTAAAATCTTAGCAGGAAGATTCTTTGAAGCAACAGCCGTTCAAGGCTCTGATAACTCAGGTAACCCGGAAGTACAGCTTACCTTAGAAGGCGACTGGGAACTAATCAGTATGCAAAATGATATCATGGAAATGAGAGATCAGCTTGCTAAGATAGTGCAGCGGGAGAACGAAGAGGCTCGCATTCGCGAAGCCAGCCCTGCTCTTCGGGACTTATACGATCAGTATAAGGTTGTTTACAAGCTAGTTAAGACAGCTGACGCCGTTAGTGATGCTAGTGAGTGAGAAACTAAAGGATGTGCCATCAGGCACACCTATCTCTGACGTTTGCCTACTGCTTGAAGCACGTATAGAGCGGCTGGAAAGACACCTGGCGTGGGAAGAAGAGTTACGCAAGCAGAACCCGGCATTACAGGACCTGTACGAGAAATTTCAACTATTAGTCCAGGTGATATAATAATGGACGACGAGTTTGACACAAGCGACTTAGAAGCACAAATTGAAGCGGAATTAGCAGAAGCTAGTCTGTCAGAGATGGAAAAACTTCGTCGAGATAATCCGACACTTAACGATGCGTGGGAGCAGATAAAAACCATCCGCGCATTGACAGAAGTGCAACAAGCAGCAATTAACAAACATCCAAGTTGGGAAAGACGTTACTTCGAAATCGTCGAAGGTGTCGAGACAGATAACGTAGCATTAAAAGAAGCGTGGGACAAGTACTACCTACTGAAGATGCTAATAATCGGAAAGTAATATGACTAAAGAAACAAATGATTGGGAAGTTACCATTGACGATGTTATAAAAGTAAATGTTAACAAAGGCGATACGCTATTAGTAACCTTGCCAGCACAAACACTAGAGATGCCAAGAGAGCAGGTAGAAAAGCTAAGCCGCAGTGTTGGCAAAACGTTTGAAAGTACATTCTACGGCAAGGACCTTAAAGTTATTGTCGTGCCACACGGAATGGAAGTGCAGCTTATTAAGACAAACGATCTTAAAGACATTGAGTAACCGGGTACCACGTAATATGATTGAGACCACCGATGTAACTATGCGAGATGAAATCTTAGAGTGGTGCAGACAAAATTACATGACTGTCGAATGCTTGGGTGTAATTATCCACCCGCAAACATTTGAACCAATGGTTCGTTGGCTGGTAGTAGACGATAAAGAGAAAACAATGTTTAAACTAAAGTGGAGTTAAGAACAATGACACAACATAAATTAAGTTATATATGGATGGCAGTTGGTTTTGTATTTGGCACAGTTGGCCTTATTGGTTTACTTAGTGGCAACATTATGAGTTTGTTAACACTTACAATAGCCGCCTTAATTATATACACCAGCATCTTCCAGCTCGGCGGCTGGCCCAGTGTTAAGCAAGACATTAAACTGTTTTGGATAGCACACGGTCCAACTAAAGCAAAACGTGTTTCAAGGAAACGCAATGGTTTCAGAGTAATTAAGAAGTGAAGGTTGCCCATCACAGATGGTTAAGAGTAATTGCACGAGCATTGAAAGAGTACAAAGCAGCAGGCAAATCATTAAATGACTTTGAAGAAGATTACGGTTGCACGATTACATACGAAGGCTACTCGGGCGGAATCAAAAATGTATTCTTCCAGAATGATAGCTGTAAAACAGCTTTTATGTTAAAATACAACTTATGAGCGATGCAAGACCGCTAACAGCATTAGAACAAGAAACTTGGGATATTTATGAATGGACACTGGACCGATATCCAGGTGCTCGTAATTACGATAGAGTAAGCGTACACGAAGGCATACCAGAAATAAAAGCGGCGTTTGAACAGTTCTGCATGTTACAAACGTATAACAGATTAATGAATACGGACAACAATGAATAAAGACTTAACAAACGAACAAAACGATTACGCGGTATTTTTGCCTGCTATCTCGTCATTTTATAGCACATATATTGGCAAAGCCCAAACCGATCCTAACAACGTGCCACAAAGTCGTATGCCCGCAGGCATTCCAGATATGGAAATGATGAACTTCTTTAACAACCAGCAGGGCCTATTTAAATACAGATACGGCCTGTACTCGGCGGGCCACGCCAACCTTGATCTTACCAAGGAAGTTCCTAAAGAAGATATGATCCGCAAACGCAGCTCAGATACTTTATTGCTAGCTGACTCCGGTGGTTTCCAGATCGCTAAAGGTGTATGGGAAGCAGACTGGAAGAACATGGATGCAAAAGCACAGAAGTACAGGAGCACAGTTCTTAAATGGTTGTGTGAAGTTAGCGATTACAGCATGACACTCGATATCCCAACTTGGATTGTTAACAATCCAGAAAGTGTTGCTAAGACTAATATTCGCACTGTGCAAGACGCAATTGATATCACAAAAGACAATCACGAATACTTTATGAAGAACGCAACCAACGATGCGAAGTTTCTAAACGTATTACAGGGTTCGAATCACACTGACGCTGATCGCTGGTACGATGAGATGAAAGAGTACAGCGACCCATCTAAGCACAAGAATTATTTTAGAGGCTGGGCAATGGGTGGTGCCAACATGGCAGACCCACACCTAGCTATTAAAAGAGTAGTAACACTAATACATGATGGATTACTTGAAGAAGGCAAACAAGATTGGATGCACTTCTTAGGCACAAGTAAGCTAGAGTGGGCGGTATTACTAACAGCATTGCAGCGGGCGGTAAGACGCACACATAATCCAAACTTTACAATTAGTTTTGATTGTGCAAGCCCGTTCCTTGCTACTGCCAATGGGCAGATATATCACGAGACCGTTACCCCGGACTATAGAACTTTAACAAATGAGAATAAAAGCGGTAAATGGTCATATCGTATGAGTCCCACAGCTGATAACAAACAATATGCGAATGATACTCGTAAATTCAGCGATGGTACCGTTGCAGATGGAATACACGATGTCTTTGAAGACTCACCTATTAGTGAGCACTTACAAATGAAAGATGTCTGCGTATATGCTCCGGGTGATCTAAACAAGGTAGGCAAGGAAGGCCGAACTTCTTGGGACAGTTTCTCTTATGCACTTATGATGGGTCACAATGTTTGGCACCACATCAATAGCGTACAAGAAGCAAATCGCCAATACGATAGTGGTTGTATGCCTAAAATGTTAGTAGATCAGAAAACCGGCGTCACAATAACAAATATAATAGACGCTGTGTTTTCTACAAATGTATATGAAGAGCGCCTGGCGATACTAGAGATGTATTCCAAGTTCTTCATGGGTATCAGTGGTGCGCGTGGTATGGGTGGTAAAAAAGCTATCAGTGCCGCAGGACAATACGATGCAATGTTTGACCTAGACGAAAAGCAAGCAGAGCTTGCAGAAGAAGCACGTTTAATAATGAAACCGGTTAAAACGCCGGGTAAAGTAGATAACAGTACTAACCTGTTTGACTTTGGAGATTAATGTGAGAAAATTTACAACACACATGGCAATGGACCCAGATTCATTTGCGCCAAAACTAATAATTGTACTTGACGGTGTAGAAACTGGAGTATCGTTAGACATTGAACCAGTTATGAAAGCAGTTGCACAACACGGTCCAGCCGCAGAACAAGGTGTCATTGATTTAACAATGGACGAGTTAAAAGAAGACGCAAGTCTCACCGACGAAGAGTATACGTATTACAAGGATAACTTCAAAACGTTGATAGCTTTCGAGAACAAGTAATGAAGAAAGACGAACTGAGACAATTAGCCGGACCAACCAAGCATACACGCGACATGCTGTCGTCG